GTCCTGCGCCGAAGGGTTATCGTTGATTTATAAGTTAATTGTTATATTGGCAGGGTTGGCTTACGTTTTCGGTGAGGGATGTTGCAATTTCGTCTGATGATTGCGAGGACGCCTATGTTAACCCAAAGTGCCCATACGTGACGCAGATTAATCAGCATGGTGGCGATTTGAAGCAAATTAAAACTGCTTTGGTTGGCGAGGACTTGCAGGGCGGTTTGGTTGCGAAGGTGCAGCGGTTGGAAACTTTCATGAAGGTTACAACGTTCATCAGCGGCGCCGCTGTGGTTGCCGTCATCGGACTTCTCTTAAAAATTATCATTGGAGGTTAGCGGGTGGCTGAGGATTCAACAGCCGTAACTTTTAGCTTTCCTATCGATTGCTCGATTTGTCGGTCTCAAAATTCAGGTTGCCCCGTTACTTGCGTCTATAAACCTGTGACGGTAACTTACGGAGATGGGAGGGCTGAACATGGCGGAAATTAAAACGGTCCTGTTTGTGCCCGATGCTTACAAGCCGCTCCTTGAGGATGTGCGACTGCTTAAGTCGGATGGGAACAACCCCAACAAAATGTCGATTCGCCAGAAAAACTCGCTATGGAAAAGCTTGCAGAAATACGGCTGGAAATATCCCGTCCAAGTGGATATGAACGGCGTTTTTGCCGATGGCGAGCAACGGGTAGCCGTCTGTATCGAGCACGGAGAATTTTATGCGCCTGTTCTAAGAGGAGAGTTCACCGATACCGACCGCCGTATGTTCCGCCAAATCGCTAACAAACTCAAGGGCAAGCACAACCGAGAGTTAGACGTTCAAGACTACATGCGGATTATTGAGGCTGGAGAAAAAGATGGCCTTGTGGATTTGCTTCATAGTGTTGGGGAAAAGTTGCCTGAAGAGTTGCTGCGGGATGTTGGCGATAAGGTCTCTATTATCCCTGAGACTTACGAGTTAATTGTAGAGTGTAAGGATGAAGCCGACCAGAAAGCCAAATTCGAGGAGTTGCAAGCGAAGAGCTGGAAGGTGCGGGTCCTCAATCTTTAGGAGGTTATGGCGTGGATTTTGATTTTACGCACCGATGGCAGGCGGGCAGTTCTTTTCGTGAGGAAGCCGTGAAAGGCACCTATGACCTTAAAGATGTTAAGTTGGAAAAGCATATTCGCGGTAGCATTCCAATCGAGGGTTTGAATTGGCAGGTTGGCGTAGTTGTCGGGTCTAGTGGGAGCGGAAAAACAAGCATTGCCCGCCGTCTATGGCCTACTGCTTACTTTGCTGATTTGCGGGAGCGCTACAAAGAAACCTGCTTTCTCAACGATTTTCCCGCGGAGTTAAGCATTAAAGACATCGAAACTGCTCTGTGCAGTAGCGGATTCAGTGAGCCGCCGTCTTGGCTGAAAAGCTACGGGGTTCTAAGTCAGGGTCAAAAGATGCGTGTGGATGTTGCCCATGCGCTTTGTCTTCCCCAAAACTTGGCGGTTTTCGATGAGTTCACAAGCACCGTGGACCGTACCGTCGCCCAAATTGGCAGCTATGCGATTAGCCGTGCCGTCCGCAAGCAGTCAGGTAAACAGTTTATCGCTGTAACCTGTCACTTTGATGTGTTGGATTGGCTTGAGCCTGATTGGGTCTATGATGTGGATGCTAATGTTTTTTGGGATTACACGGGTACTCTGCCGGAGCAAGTGACGCCTTTTGGGACTCAGGTTAAGAATGTAAAAAAAAACGATGTCATCCGCCAATCGTCTTATCAGTGCATAGGTGTAACTTTGCCATGTGGCAGGTGTTTAGGGAACATCACTATCTGAATACTAAGCGACTTGGCGCTGGGATGCGGTGCTACGTTGCTAAGTATGATGGTAAGCCCGTTGCTTTCATTGCTATTTTGAGGGTTCACATGCAGGTGCATTATTACCGTGTAAGTCGGCTTGTGGTTCTTCCTGACTATCAGGGCATTGGCATCGGTAAGTGGCTGCTGACTTTCATGGCTGGGCACTACCGCAAGTATGGCCTGCCGATTCCGTTTACGATTATTACGAGTAATCCTCAGCTTGTCCGCGGTTTGAAGGGTTGGCGGGTTAAGCGGTTTGGACATGGTGGCTGGGCAAAAAGCAGTAGGAGCACTGCAATGAACGAAGATTTAATGCAGTCTAATAGTAAGCAACGGCTGAGCGCTTCATTAGAATACGTGGGAGTATCCAAGCCATGACTTTTCTTTTTGCTTGCCGTTTGCACTTTTTGGTTCAATTTCGGGGGGTAGGGGCTTGAAAGCGGACCTGTTTAAGCGTCGGCAGCGGATGGTTCGCCTCATCGCCGTGGGCAACAGCTTAGCCGCCGTCGTACAGACTCTCGCGTCTGAGTTCAAGTGTTCGGAGAGGGCGATTTACAAAGATTACGAGCAGATGGACACGTGGGCGCATGCTATCGAGCAGGACAAGCAGTTAACTACTATTCTGCGGGCTCGGCTGGATTTCCTCAACCGTGAGGCCATGGGTTTGCTAACTGATGACGGCGACAAAAAATCGCTGAGTGTGAAGGATAAGTTCGTGAAGATTGGAGCTCTGAATACTTCGCTGAAAATTACGGTTGAGCAAATCAAACTGGCGCAAGAGTTGGGCTTGGTTGAGAGGAAGCCAGAGGTTATTCAATCCGCGGTTAGTTTGGTTATGCCGTTTGAGGCGTCGCCTGAAATCAAGGCTGCTTACGCCAAGTTTGCTGAGGAGCAAAGGGCTGAGAAGGATGCCAATGCAAAAGCTGAATCTGACGCCGGGCACTGATTTTCTGCGGTATTGTCCGCATCCTGCGCAGCTTCCTTTTCACGCGGGTAAAGGCATCTATAGTCAACGTGCTTGCCTCTGTGGGACGGGTTCTGGGAAGACGAAGGCGGGGTTGGCTGAGGATGTTCGCTGGGCGCTGGATTATCCTGGGAGTGTTGGCTTTATTTTTGAGCCGTCTTATCCTATGATGAAGCGCATTCTTTTTCCAACGTTGGAGAGCAAAGATTTCTTTGGCTGTCGCTATCCTTTTACTCAGAATCCCTATGTCGCAGACTTCAACCGCGGGGACATGCGGTTGGATTGGTTTAACGGTTCTCAGTGGTGGTTTGTCAGCCTTGACGATCCAGAGAAGGCGGAGGGTCCTAACGTTGATTATGCGCATGTTGATGAGGCGCGGTTGGTTCGCCACTTTGATACTGCATGGTTGACGGTGGTTAGGCGTCTGCGTAAGAGTGGTCGCTGTATGGTTCCAATTAACCCAGCCATTTGGTTGACAACGACAACCGATTCTCCAGGTAGCCCCTTGTATAACGTCACGGAGAATCCTGAGACACATTCGCCTGACATGCGGGTTTACCGTTGGAGTATCTTTGAGAACCCAACCTTACCTAAGGAGTTCTTGGCGGAGATTGTGCGGACGCATACAGGCGGCTTGGCTGACCGCTTCATATACGGCAGATTCGCCACTGTCGCGGCGGGTAGCTTACCCTTTGATTCTTCAAAGCACATCCGTGAGTTGACTGATAAGACGTTGATTAATAGGGTTAGTTATGGCGTTGACTTCGGTTGGAGTGCGCCGTCTGCTATTGTGGTGAACTGTTTTGACCCTGATGGCAGAGCCTATGCGGTGGATGAGTTTTATAAGCGTGAGACTACGGATGAAGAGTTGGCTGAGGCGGCTAAGGAGTTGCAGGAGGAGTGGGGTGAGGGTACGTTTTGGTGTGATGCACGTTTTCCCCAGTCGATTTTGAAGCTTTGCCGTGCAGGTCTAGACGCTAAGCCCTATACTTTCAAACGGGAAGATGGATTGAGGGAGCTTGGAAGCCGCCTTACTCCTGCGAGTGATGGGAAGCCCCGCCAGTTTGTCAGCAAGCGCTGCGTGAACTTGATTAGCGAATTGTTGGAGTATCGGGAAGACGTCAAAGAAAACGACCATGCGACTGATGCTTTGCGGTATAGTTTGCCGCTTGAGTTGGAAGAAAAACCGTTTCTTTATGTGGTTCGGCGTTGAGGCTATAAGTTAATTCTTATAAGGGCTGTTTTATGATAGGGTTATTTTGTGTAGGCAGCTCTGGGGAAAGCGGTAAGCTTGACCTCTCCCACCCAGGGCTGCTGGCTTGCTGTTTTCCCCGTGAGTTGCACTAAGCTTTCGGGTCTGTTGCTGGGTTGACTGGAAATTCAGGTACTGGGGAAGGCAAGTTAGTTCATGAACGTGTAGCTTCGATTCTGCCTTTTTCTGTTGCTGAGAAAATCGCTGATAAGCCGTTGCGGATTCGCGGTTTGGCGATGACTGCGGGTTTGTCGCGTAACTTCAACCTGTACACGTCTGAAGAGTTGGCGGCTTTTGCGGGGAAACTTCAAGCGGCGCCTGTCTATCTTGAGCATGTTTCTGTCAATGACGCTGTTGGTAAGGTTACTAAGACGGAGTGGGATGGGCAGAACCTGCTTTATGAGGCGGAAATCTACGATGAGGAAACAGCCGCTAAGATTCGCAAGGGCTTAATTCGTCATGTTAGCGTGGGCGCTGACTATGAGACTCTTGATGTGACGGCAGGCGGCAAGGTTCCTCATGGCTTGCATAATGCGGAGATGTCGCTTGTGGCGGTGCCCGGTATTCCCGAAACTAACATCCAAGTTCTTGAGCGGCTCTGTGAGAGTTTGGCTGCGGGTAAGCAGCGTTTTCATCTTTCCGCTAAGATGCGGGAGATTTTGGAGCCGCTTGGTCCTGAGTTTCTGCAATGTGTTTTCTGTGGGCAGCCAGGTGAATACTTGGTTAGTCTCTGCACTTCTTGCGGTGATAACGCGCAAGCCGCGGTAGATGGTGCTGCTCACGAGCAGTTAGAGCCTGAGGTGCCTGGAGAATACTTTTTGGGTTTTGTTCAGGACCCGAATCTGTTTTTGGCTGAGCATTTTAGGACCGTCTGGCTCGACCATGCAAACGGTATTTTGGCTGTGATGGCTAAGACGCGCTCTGACCCTGCGGTCGAGCGATGCCAAGAGATTCTTTTCCTTAAGTCTAAGTGGCAGCCGAATACGGTTGCTGATTGGCTTCGCATTCACCCAGATTACACGGTTTCGGCTGGTGATTTGGGTCAAAGTAATGGAGTTGAAAATATGCAAAAAGAAGAGCTAAAGAGTCTCGTTAAAGAGGCGTTGGAAGAAGCGGGCGTTGTTGAAGCTGAATGGGATACTGAATACATCAACAACCTGCCAGATGATGCTTTCGCTTATGTCGAGGACGGCGGCGAGAAGGATGAACAAGGCAAAACGGTTCCGCGTAGCCTTCGGCATCTGCCGTACAAGAACGCGGAGGGTAACTTGGATGCTGACCACGTGCGGAATGCTCTGGCGAGGTTAGACCAAACTGAGATTTCTGCTGAAGCAAAGAAAGCGGCCATGAAGAAACTCTGCGCTGCTGCAGGGGAACTCAAGATTGAGAGTGCCGTCTGTAACCTCGACAAAACAGCCGAAGCACTACAGACTAAGCTAACTGAAGCGGAAGGCAAATTGACGATTGCTGAGGGCAAACTTACCGAAGCCAACAACACGGTTGAGAAGCTTAAGCAGCTTGTGCCCGGTGTGGATTTGCTTAAAGACCCGCCTAAGTTAATGCCTGTTTCTGAGTGTCTAGAGCGGCTGGGGCGCCTAGAGTTGCCTAAGATGCAGGAGAGGCTTTCGCTTGGCAATCAGTTGCAGGCTCAGAAGGTTCGCAAGGAAATCTTCGAAGTTAAACAGAAATACGGTGTTGCTTGATGGCGAAGGAAAAGAGTTTCTACGACCAAAGTAAAAGCCGAACACTCGATAATACTGAGTTGGCGGCTTGGCTGCGTTCCATCGAGGACAGCTTAAACAAGGATGCGCCTGCATCTTAGGGAGTTGTGGTGTGTTCCTCTTTTTTATGCTCACTTTTGTGGGAGCCGGTACCAAAAGACGAATTTTGGGAAAGCTGAGAAACTTAGGAAGGTCGATTTAAATGGCTGATAATACTGGCAAAGCATGGATGGCTATTGGCGAGACAGACGACCCTAACGCTGAAATTGAATCTTTCGTTGCTGCCACTGCGGTCACCAAAGGCGATTCAGTGTATTTGAGTGCGGACGAAAAGGTTAGTCCTGCGACTTCGGCTCAAAACTGCATTGGTATTGCCATTAAAACTACGGCTCAAGGCGACCCTTGCCCCGTCTTAACTCATGGTAGAGTGAAGGTGAAGGCGGGCGGTCCCGTTACACGTGGAACGGCTGTTTACGGTGCAGATGCAAGTAAGCGGGTTTTGGCTTTGGCTGATCAAGCGGTTAACGAGGGCGGTTCAGCAAACTATACGATATACTATAATCGGAAGTTGGGGTATGCTTTGGATGCTGCGAGTGCTGCTGACGACTTAATCTTTATTGTTGTGGAGAAGTGATAGCTTTGAAGCCACGATTGTTTGAGTCAGTTATGCAGAAACAGGGCGACCAACAAGCTCTCTACGAGAAACTGAAGCAAAGCACTACATCACCGTTCTTCAAACGCTATACCGCTATGGGCATCAAAGAAGGCCTGTTCAGTGACTCTGCGGGCGCATTGGGTAAGCTGCATGATACGTTAGTTGAGGCGGCGTATCCTGAACTCATCGGCAGAAACATCATCAATGTTATGCCGACTACTGAGGCTCTGGAGCGTTTTCCGCTTGATGCTGACGCTGTAGCTTACCGGTATGCTGAAGGTGCCATGACTCGGTTAAGCGGCAAAAAGAACACTACCGTCGACATAAACACTGACAAGCTGGTTGATTCTTCTGAGGAGTGGACGCGTGAATTCGTTGAGGACGCAACTTGGAACGTCATGGATAACATGGTGCAGAAGGTCGGCAGAGCTCTTGGTATCAAAGAAACCGAAGACATAATTAGCATGTACGGGGCGATTGCGGCTGGCGACTTAGCAAGTGGTGCAGCCTTAGCAGGCGGCGGCGCCGTCTTTAGCTGGGCTAAACTGCTTGAACTCTACAACGCGGTCAAAGGTGAAAACTGGAAGCCCACAGTACTAGCGCTCAACGAAACACAGCTAAACCAGTTGCTAAATGACGACAAGTTCATTCACGCCCAATATTTGCCTAGCAGTGAGACGGAAATCGGGCAAGGTGTCATCGGTAGCGTACTTGGCATGAAGGTGCAAGCTAGTACTTTGGTGCCTAATGGTACGGCTTACGCGATTGATACCCGCGTCGCCTCCGTTATGCTGCTACGCCGAGACGTTACAGTCGAGGACTGGGAGAGCGTTAAGGAAGGCAAGTATGGTGTCCGCGCTTCTACTCGCTACGGTCTAGGTGTCTTGCGTTCAGATGCAGTTGCCAAAATGACCAACATTAAGACTACGCTGACTTAGGGTTGAGGTTGCTTTTGGCTGAGTGTGAGGGTAAATGTTCCAACGGCGGTCGCATCTACCATTCGGCGCATCCCGATGTGATGGTTTGCGATTGCTGGGAGGTTTGTCCCTTATGCGGTGCCAAGATGGAGCCTTACACGCCTGATTTAGCCGCTAACACGTATGGCAGAAATGGCAGGCGTGACTTGCTTGTCATGCGTGTATGCAATAATGTTGCGGGTCACTCTAACAATATCCCCTTTTTTAGTTATCAAAGACCCGTTGAAGTAGAGTTGGAGCAGTTGAGATAGATGGCACCGAATATCTTTGGGAAATTGCGGGAAGTTCTGAGTTATCAGCCTGTGAGCGGAGCTGCTTCGCCTAATAAGAGGACGTTTTTTGATTCTGCCTTGATTCCTTTGGCGGATGTCATGAAGCTTTACGAGCGTGACCCCACTTGCAAGGCAAGCGTGGATTTGCTGGCCGCCTCCACGGTTGGCATGGGCTTCTACACTACCGTGGACGAAAGTTATGAGAAGGCTAAGGAAGCCAAAGCCGCCGTTGATAATTTCTGCGAGGACATCAACTTGGACGGCTTGCTGAACGATATGGCTAAGCCGTTGATTGGTTGCGGGAATGATTTTTGGGTTAAACTGACGCCTGATAGGCTCACGGATACTGTGCGTATGCCTATTGATGCGGTGCAGCGTATCGGGCTTAGTAGCGTTCCCACTTTGAAACTACCCTATAAGGTCACAGGTTACCAACTCAAGAGCACCTATGCGGGCGATGTTAAAGATAGTAACGAGCTTAAGCCTGAAGCCGTCATTCACTGGCGTCTAGACGGCGATATTCCCTCTGGCTACGGGGTTGGCTTGCTACAGGTGCTTTTGCATACGTTAACCATTGATTCGGACAGACGCCCGGCTGTTGCTTGGATGAAAGCCAAAATCGAGCGTATCATGCCAAAGATTTTTGAGAAGTACGCGGGACCTGACGTTTTGGCGATGTTGGAGGGCGTTGATGAGGAGACGGTAAAGTCGTTTGAGCAGGCCATTAAGAACCGTGATGAAGAGGGTGCTTGGCTCTTCTATAACAAGAAAATCGATTTGAAGCCTGTAACGATTGACCCGCGGGCGCAGGGTTTTGTTTACTACATCGACCACATCATTAATCAGTTCTATTTAGGCTGCGAAACGCCTCTGCCACGGCTTTTTAGCACTCCTGGCTTTACCGAAGCATCGGCACGTGCAGCCCTCGACCTCCAAGATATGCTCATAAAACCCGTTCAGCGCTACGTGAAGCGGCAAGTGGAGCGGGAAATCTTTACGCCTATCGTTGTTCAAGCTGGGCTTGACCCCCTTAAGGCTAGGGTTCGGTTGAATTATGGCAGCCCTGAAACGCCAGAGCTTAATCCAGCCGACCTCATCAAAGCCGCAGAAAGCGGATTGATTCGCTCCGAGGAGTTTCGTAAGAACGCCGTTAAGTTTGGCTGGGAACTCTGGGAGCAAAAGCAAGCAGCGGCGACGGGGCAACAGCCGACAGGTAGCCTTGAGGGTTTGCATGGAAGGAAAGGTGCAGGCAGGTATCTTGTGGTTGATTTGGGGAAGAATGGGGAGCCTGCTAAGAGTTGAGTCTGCTGGGGATAGTTGAGGCTGTCGCTGCTGTACAGGTGGTTGGTGAAGCAAAAAGCCGTATTCCTGTTGGGTTGCGCGGCTTAACTTTTTATGGCGAGGATGACGAGTGGCTTTTCTTGCAGAGCGGCCATCCCAACATGTGCAATGACTGCGCATCATATGATGGTGATGTTTATTCGGGGTCGGAGCTTCGCAGTGCTTTCCCGTATCATACAATCTTGGACGAGAATACTATTGCGGCTTCGGTTCATCCTAACTGCTCTTGTTTGTTGATGAGAGCGGTTCCTATGGGAGGTTACTAGATGCCCTCAGATGTGAATTACGGTAACTATGCGGACGCCTTCAAGGCGATTCACAGTTCTTTAAATAATCTTGGTGCCCCGCCTCCTGGACATAAAATTACAGGTTATGATTTTGTTTGGAACCTAGACGGGACTATCAGAACCATTCAGGTTTTTGACGGTGAAGAAATTATCTTTACCATAGATTTTGTTTGGAACCTAGATGGGACAATTCGCAACGTTGAACGTACTGATATGTTATAAGTTAAGTCTTTTATGCGGTTGGTTCCGTAACTTGAGAACCAAAGTGTTTGAGGTTTAGTTTGCTTTGGCTAGTGTGACTGCCGAGGATGTTCGAGATGTGCTTAATGTTGAGGATTCAGATATTCCTGACGCTAAAGTCCTCAAGATGATTAAGCGAGCCGAAGTGACTTTAGAGCTTGAACTACGCAAAGAACTTGACTATGCCAACTGTACGGATGCCCAGAAAGAAGCCATCACCGACCTAGCCGCCATCTATGCACTCTGCTTTTTAACGGGCGGGTCGGCTGTTGGGTTGAACTTTAGCGTAGGCGACCTCAATGCCAGTCAGTCTTCGAAGTTGCCGAGTTTGGATGTGCTGCAAGGCGAGTTTAGCCGTCTGCTAGACAAGCTGAAGACGCCCTATATTGGGAGGGCTTAGCCCCATGGGCACGGTTCCAGACGCCTACTTTCAGTTTGTGATGCACTATGCGCCCTACTACTATGTGGTTCCCACTAACTTGGCTGCGGATGCGGCTGCTGGGCAGAGAAACGTCACGGTTGCGGATGGCTCGAAGTTTCAAGCGGATTTTCCTGTTGAAATCAAGGATTCTGCTCACAGCGAATGGGGCGAGGTTGAAAGCGTCCTCGGTAATGTTGTAACTCTCAAGAGTAATCTAGCCAACAGCTACTATATTGCAAAGGCTGCTTTGATGGAGGGTCCTGACCCTGCGTTTGGTCGTGGCACTTTTGCCGCTGCTTTCGCCATCGAGTTTCTCTGTGAAGCCTACTCGGCGCCACAGTTTTCCACGGTGCAAGCGGATATTCTCGCCAAAATTGAGGAGTTAACCGACTGGCTACTAACTCAGCAATGCACGGACATTGCGAGGACTGCGTATGGCGGCTTCAAAAGCGGGGAGTCCTCGACTGACTATTGGAGTATTGACGCGGGCAGAGCTATTCCTGCACTGCTGAAGGCTTACGCGGTGACGTCAACGGCTGCTTACTTGAACGCTGCTAAGTTGGCAGGCTATCCGTTTCTCTACAACATGCAGCGGTTGCCTATGGTTTTGGGTTTGCATGACGCCTACTATGGCGGCTTCGCTTCCTACGTTACTCTAACTGATGGTTGGGAGGCGTCGATGCATGTCGAGAATCTCTATTGCCTGATAGGCTTAAAGATGCTCGCCGACACCTACGATACCGCTAACGCCCCAACCTACAATACGGTGATGAGTGATGCGGTTGCTTTTCTGCGGGACGGCTTAGAAGGGCTTTGGCTCTATTTCTATCCGCTGCCCTCTGGGGATGGCGCTTGGCACCGGGTCGGCTTGAACAACACAGAGATTTACGATGACCCGATAAGCTTCGCCCTGCTGGGTTTGTATGCTTATGAGGGGTGGACGGCTAGTTGCCAACGTGTCTATTCGGCGGTGCAGAGCATCAAGGCAAGCGGCCAGTATCCCGCGTATATTCCTGACGTCTGTTGGCCTGGCTACATCGATGTGGTTTCAAGGTTTCCCGCCTGTAGCTACTATGACGGCGTTACCATTGGGATTCTGTGGAAAATCCGAAAAGACCGTGACCCTCCAGGCTACAAGTTAGCTCACGATATTGCTGAGAAGTACGCTGATGAATTCTTGAATTGGGGTCCAATCTTTACGGATTATAGTCCGATTACGGCTGCCAAAGCTATGGCGAATGTAAGCTGGATCGCCCGAATGTTTCTTAACTACGCGGAGCCGTCAACGCAGTTCACAAAGGTGCTCAAAAGCAAAGGTGAAGCGGTTCTGCTTTATCCAGTGCGGCAGGCTGTTGAAACTGTTGATTATGGCGACCCTCTTGAACTGCAAGCTGTGGTTTCTCAGCTTAAAGCCGAACAGGTGCTCATCGAGCCTGGATACTATCTAAACGACTATTTGGCGTTCTATACGTTTCTGCCCGTGCGCAGTCATGATAAGATAAGGCGTCAGGGCGAGGATTACGAGGTGCAGACTGTTTCGCCTTTTGCTTTTGCTAATCAGCGTCTATACTTCAAGAGCATGGCAAGGAGGTTGCTTACCAGTTGAGTGAGTTAGAAGACCCTGTAGCTACCTTGCTTAGGCTGATTAATAGCCGTATTCGAGTTACCAAAGACAACGGCGAGGCTGCCAAATTGTTGGCTTCTGAGGCAGCCTTTGACCGCGAACTATTACTAAAGGAGTATGACGCTCAAGTTACCCTGCAAATCGACCCTGTGTTGGGCGTGCAAGACCAGAAACTGAACCTATCTGGCAGCAAAAGACGCCAGTTGCATTTCTTTAAGTGCACCGTGCATACAATCGACAAGGTTATTCCTGGGGCTGATGCGGGCAGGGTCATGCGGAATAAGGTTACTGAACAGATTAAGGCGATTATCAGGGAAAACCGCACCTTACCTTACCAGACGACCTACAACTTTGCAGGAATCGGCTATCCGGAGGGCGACCCTCACAAGGCGTATGCTGCAGGTGCAGCCTCAGAGTTGGCTCCGTCTGCTGCGGGTTGGGCTGAGCTTTCAACCGCGGATTATCAGGGCATTTGGTATAGTGACGATGTCCGCTACTCCAAGAGCGTGGCTGTCAACAATCAGTACGGCTTGATGCTTTTCCGCTTCAAGATTGGGCCTAGAGAGCAATGCGTCAAATCTTTGGTGTTAAGCTTCGAGGGCTACGGTACCGCTCCCAGTGGCAACGGGGTAACTGTCAAGGTTTGGAACCATGTTGCTGGCGCTTGGCAGTATCCACAGTATGGAACCGCAGGAACGGACGAAACCCTAACAATAACAATTTCGGCGAACTGGACAGATTACATCGACTCTGACGGGTACGTTTGGATGATTGCCCGAACCACAAATCCCAGCAACGGAGTAACACCCGCCGTAGTCTACTGCGATTATGTGCAGTTGACCGTTCAGGTCCGTGGAATCACTAACTGCGATGTCGTGAGCTACAAGCCCATAGACATTGTTGAGGTTAAACCGTTTCTCTTCAAAACTGAGTTTGTTTTGAAGGGTTGGGCTTTCGAGAACATAACTTTAGGCTAATGGAGTATGGAAAGAATGGTTGAAACCTATAGTACCGACCAAGAACGAATCTACTACATCCCCGAGACCGTAAAAGGCACTACACCCGCCAATCCAGCAATGCTAGGCGTCCCTCATGAATTAGTCAACTCAAGTTTTAACCCAAGCAATCTTTTGCTGCGAAGCGGTGGAAATTATGACCTCTTTGTCATCAAAAAAGGCACAAGGGTGCCCTCCCTCAAAGTTTCATATATCATACCCTCAGCGGCTCAAATTGACCTGCTACAATACGCCAAAATTGACCTTGACAAGACTCTAAGCGTTCAAGTAATCTACTATAAAGGCTCTTGGGCAGAGGCATCCGATGTTCTCTCGTTGCTCTATACCTACATGCGGATTGGCAAAGCAAGCGTAAGCTGCGAAATTGACGATGTTCTGAAAGCCAGTCTTGAAATGGTGGGGCAGAACGTCACCACAGGTACGGCAAAGCTAAGCGGCGCCACCTACACCGACTATGCAGGCGCGGTTGGATTCAACGAAACAGACG